CTTTAGGAAAGCCAAAGGAAAAGACCTTATGGTATCAAGAACCAATAAAATTATTAAGATGAAGATATTAACAATCGTATGGGGAATAATAATTGTACTATGTATTTTAGAAGCTGTATTTTGTTCTAAGTTTGAAGATGAAATTTGAACGAAAGGAACATAGAGAAAGACAGAACAAAGCTCTTAAACAATTCTGTAAGCACTTTGGTTTGACTTATGGCTCACACGAGGAATATGCTCACATAGATGCAGTCCTTTATAACAAAGGAAAGATAACAGGTTTTGCAGAAGTAAAAGGAGTTCATAAAAATATAGAGGACAAACAAGATGTTATTGTAGCAATGCGTAAGATAGTTAAAGCACAACAGCTTCAAGTTAATAGTGGGAAGCCTGTAGCTATTATATGGGCTTTTAATAATGCTATTGTCTATGAAAGAATAAATAACTTGAAGGGAATATTTTATTATGGCGGTAGGAAAGTAAGAGAAGGAAGTACTTTTGATCAAGAACAAATTGTTAAAGTATTAATTAAAAACCTAATAAGAATTGAAGAAGACAGTCAGTAAATTAAAAAAGGAACTTGACAAGTGGTTTAGTCTTTACATTAGACTTAGGGAAGCTAACGAATACGGGATGTGCCAATGCTTCACCTGTGGAGTGGTCAGGCACTACAAAGACGGTATGCAAAACGGACACTTTCAGTCTAGGAAACATTTGTCTACAAGATTTGATGAGGAGAATTGTCAGGTGCAATGTGTTAAGTGTAATGTTTATGCTTGGGGTGAGCAGTATAAGTTCAGTCTAGCATTAGACTCAAAGTATGGAGAAGGTACTGCTGAGGAGTTACAATTTTTAGCTAGAACAACATTAAAGATTTCTAGAGTTGAATATGAAGAAAAGATAAGTTATTACAAATCACTTGTTGATAAGTTAAAAAAAGAAAAAGGAATTGAGTAAACTTTTTTATTAAGTTTGGCGTATGATAGAACCGATTTACGCAAGTGAGGAACACAAACAAATAATAGAAACATATATTTTAATGTGTACTGAGTTCTCAAAAGAAGTAAGCACAAAAGCAAGATACAACAACTACTTAGAGGTGTTAGACATTATACTTGAATATCATAATAATTACGGCAAAGGAGTAAAAAAGAATAATTGGTACGATTGGTTAATGATTATTCCAATAAATTTATCAGTAGCTACAAATGGTTTCTTTGCAGGGCTTGAAACAAAAGGTAATGCAGCTACTCTTAGAGCATACAAAACTGTACTAGATGAAATGGTTTATGATGTAACAGATAAAATAGACGCATTAGAGCAAATAAATGACTGAGATATATGCAGAAATATCTAAGCTAAGTTCTTTCTTTAGGAAGATGTGTTATGGTATAACGCAAGATGAAGAAGCTATTAATGATGCTGTACAGGAACTTATGATATACTTCCTTCAGATGAACCCTCAGACTTTGCAGGACATTTACGAAAAAGATGGAGTGAAAGGGATTAAGGGTTACGGAGCAGTTGTATTAAGAAGAAGTTTAACAAGTGTAAGAAGTCCTTTTTATTATAAGTATAAAAAATACTATACTAATTTAGTAGGAGTTTACACAGCAACATCAAGTCAGAACGCATATCATAAAAGTATCTATAACTTACCTGAAGAAACACAGGATAACTACAAATGGGAGAAGCTAGAAGAAATAGACAAAGTATTAGATAAGCAAACTTGGTATGATAAAAAGATATTTGAGCTTTACTACTCAGGAGAAACGCTTGACAGTCTAGCAAAGAAAACAGGAATAAGCAGAAACAGTTTATTTACTACAATAGATAAAGTAAGAGATATACTTAAAAAGGAATTGAATGAATAAGTTCTTTGTACCTAACGAAGTCTATGAAGATAGAATAGCAATTTGTAAGGGATGTGTTTACTATAAATCTTTATTAGGAAATTGCTCCATTTGTAAATGCTTTATGAAAGTGAAAGCACGAATAGCACCTATGGCTTGTCCTCAGAAGTATTGGGATAAAACAACAGAAGTAGAAACGCCTGATACTTTGCCACAGGAAATAGTAGAAGAAATATTAGATATGTGGAAAGACTTAAAAACAGGCAGAGCAAAAGATCAAGCAGCTAAAAAAAGAATGATAGAAACATACAATACCATTTTTAATACTTCATACAATGTAAGGACTAATTGTGGCTCTTGTATATCAACTTGCTTTGATGGAATAAAAAAACTATATAAAGAATATGCTAAGGGCTAAACTTAACTTAAATAACAATGCGGTTATTTTCTTATTTTTTTCTGAACCCTTAGCGTATTCATAACTTAAATAAATAGAAATGGAAAGAACTTATAAAACAATCAAGTGGGTATTAAACAACCACATTAAAAAGAATGTCAGAAGCCTTTGGACTTGGGAGAATGACAACTTTACTTGTATCTTTGAAAACTATGATGGTGATAGTAGAATATACACACCGCATCAGTTACTTAAACTTTTAAGCAAATGATGATCTTAGCAATAATAATCGCAATTATTATAATATTATTACTTGTAAATACTATTATAGAAAACAGAATAGCAATTAATAACAATAAAGATTTAATTGATAACATAAATAAATACTATGAAGACGAATAGAATACCTAGCTACTATATAGGCAAAAGATATAAGATAGAAGCTCGTAAGGTTATAGAAGATTTTGATCTTAGCTACAATACAGGAACGGCTGTTACTTACTTGTTAAGAGCTGAAAGAAAACACGCAAGTCCTATTGAGTGTATACAGAAAGCAATAAACCATTTAGAGTTTGAATTAGATAAATTAAAGAAATGATGAAAGACACAATAGAATTAGTTACTTGGAAAGGAGTAGTTAAAAAATATGGATATAAAGAAGGAGAAAATAAAGGAACTAGATTTGGGTTGCAATTAACTTTAGATGGTATGAACGACACTCAATTTATATGGTGTGAAACTAGCTTAGAACGAAAGAAGCTTTTTAAAACAATAATCCGAATAGCTAAGAATGAAGGAAGGGATTTAAAAATAATAGAATAAAATGACACTATATAAATGCGAATGTGGAAAAGAAGAAAAGGAAGTTGGTAAAGCTACAATAGTCCTAAGAGATAAAAAGTGGGTATGCAAAGAAGCTCAATGCAGTTGTGGTAAGTATATGGATAGCAAACCAACAGAAGGTATGCCTAGTCTTAAAAGAACTGAAGCTTCATTAAGTAAAAAAAAAAGAGGTGATAAGCTTTGGGCAGGAGCAAAGGAAAAGCTAATAGGCGAAAGAGGAATAAATGAAGACTACTAAATGAAGTTTGTAATAAAAGACAAAAGAGATAAGCAAAGCCTATTCAGTTACCTAAAAGAATTAGAGAACGATTACATAGTAAGTGTAAAGAAACAAAGAAACACAAGAAGCAATATGCAGAACAGTTATTATTGGAAATGTATCGTACAAGGATTAGCAGAAGAACTAGGATATTTCCCTAATGAGATGCACGATGCTTTAAGGGCTAGGTTCTTGTCTGAATATGAAATGATAAGTATTAACGATAATCAAATAGCAATAAATAAAATAGGAAGTACAACAGCTTTAAATACTAAATCCTTTGAGGAATACACAGAACAAATAAGAGTATGGGCTTTAACTGACTTGGGTATCAGACTAATGCTTCCAAATGAATACGAATAATTTCTATTATATAGTATGGAAAAAGAACAAAAGAGGACACAGGAGGGTAAAAAGAAACTACTAGCTGCACTAGAAGTATCATTAGGTATAGTAACAGAAGCCTGTGAGAAAGCAGACATAACAAGAAGCAGACACTATGCTTGGTATAATAGTGATGAAGAATACAAAAAGTCTGTAGATGAAATTGATAGTAAGTTTATTGACTTTGCTGAAACAAGTCTAAAGAAACAAATAAAAGAAGGTAACACTACAGCCACTACATTTTTTTTAAGAACAAGAGGTCGTAAGCGTGGTTATAATGAGAAACAAGAAATAGACCTTACTTCAGGTGATGAAAGAATTAAAATTAATATAAATCTTGGAGATTAGTCCTGAATTTACACCTAAGCAAAAGGAGTGTTTGAAATATCTATTTGACGATAGCACTAAAGAAGTTCTATTTGGAGGTGCAGCAGGTGGAGGTAAGTCTTGGGTTGGTGTAAGTTATTTAATCTTAATGTGCCTTCAATATCCTAAGACTAGGTATCTTATGGGTAGGTCTAAATTAGATGCATTAAAAAAGACTACACTAAATACATTTTTTGAAGTATGTACTGCTTGGAATTTAAAAGCTATAAAGGATTACACCTTTAACGGCTCAAGTAATGTAATAACCTTTTACAATGGTTCTGAGATAATTTTAAAAGACTTGTTCTTATACCCATCAGACAGAAACTTTGATAGCTTAGGTTCACTTGAAATAACAGGAGCATTTATTGATGAAGCAAATCAAATAACCGAGAAAGCCAAGAATGTTGTAGCTTCAAGACTTAGATACAAACTTGATGAAAACAATTTAATTCCTAAATTACTAATGACTTGTAACCCTGCAAAGAATTGGGTTTATTCAGAGTATTACAGACCTGCACAGGAAAATACAATAAAGCACTACAGAAAGTTTATCCAATCTTTAGTTATAGATAACACCTATATATCTAAACACTATGAAACTCAGCTATCACAATTAGATGAACTAAGTAAGCAAAGACTTCTATTTGGTAATTGGGAGTATGACGCAACCGCTGATAGTTTAATAGATTATAATTCTATAATGAGTATGTTCAGTCAAAAAGGAATAGAAGGTGATAAATATATAACTTGTGATGTCGCACGATTTGGAAGCGATAAGACGGTTATAATGCTTTGGCAAGGGTTACACATTAGATACATAAGAACATTGCTTAAATCGGCTATAAATGAGGTTGTAGACGAAATCAAGAAACTACAACAAGAGAATGGAGTTAATCTAAGAAATATTATAGTTGATGAGGACGGAGTTGGTGGAGGTGTAAAAGATTATCTAAGATGTCAAGGCTTTACCAATAACGCAAGAGCTTTAAAAGGTGAGAATTATCAGAACCTAAAAACACAATGTTATTACAAATTAGCAGACCAAATAAACAAAGGACAAATAGGTGTTAGTTGTTCTGATGTAAATATTAAGAATTACATAACGGAAGAATTGGAACAAGTAAGAACTAAGGACGCTGATAAAGATAACAAACTACAAATTATTCCAAAAGATACAGTCAAGTCTATTTTAGGGCGTTCTCCTGATTATGCTGATGCTTTAGCTATGAGAATGTATTATGAGATAGACAGCAACTTTGGTAAGTATTATGTGCAGTAAACTAAAAACAACAAATTTCTATTATATAACAGATGAAAGTAAAAGTCAAAAAGAAAGGTAAGGTAAAAGAGTTCAAATTGATTAGTAGTTGGGAAGATGTAACTCTTGAAAAATGGTTGCAACTTGTTGATTTAGAAACAGCTAGTAAAACAGAAGAAGCAGAGCAAACAATAACGGCTTTATCTAATATTCCTAAGCAGTTAGTAAAGGAATTAGCTTTATCAGATGTAGCAGTAATAATGAGTAGGATAGCAAAGCTACAACAAGAGCAAGATACAAAGCTAAAAAGGATAATTGAAATAGATGGTGTTGAGTATGGTTTTCACCCTGATTTGGACTCAATTACTCTCGGGGAATATGCCGATATCGAGACCTTTATCAAAGGTGGAATAGAAAAGCATTTACCTGAAATAATGGCTGTTCTGTATAGACCGATAAAAGAAAAGAAGAATGGTATTTATGTTATTGATGCTTATGATGGAGATATTCGGCTTAGGACGGAAGAAATGAAAAAGATGTCAGCAGAACAGGTACAAAGTGCTTTACGGTTTTTTTTTGTTTTAGGGAAAGAATTATCGGAGATTTTGCCATTATATTTGATGGAGCAGCTGAAGGGAATGAAGACGCAATAGCAACAGAAAGCTTTGCAGAGAAGTGGTCGTGGTTTGGGGTTTTTTATAGATTGTGTAATGCTGAAATAGTAAACTTAGAAAGAATAACGAATTTAGGATTGTTAGAATGCTTGACTTGGTTAAGTTATGAAACAGACTTAAACTCACAAAACAAAGTAAATAGAAATGGTTAATAATAAGACATATAATAATGTAGTAAACACTTTACTTAGACTTGGTGAGTATCACGACCAAATTAGCACAACTTCAGTAGGAGACATATATGACCTCAACCTTGAGAAGATGGAGAAGTTTCCTTTAATGCACGTAAACCCCACTTCAGTAACTACAGGTGATAGTCAATTGACATACAACTTTCAAGTGTTTATTATGGATATGGTTTCTGAAAAGTCAGATTGGCAAACTAGACAGCACGAGCTTTTAACTAAACTTGTAAATACTGAAAATAACGAGCAGGAAGTATTCAATCAAACATTACACATTTGTACAGATATAATAGGTATGCTTAGACATAGTGTAAGGCAGTCTTTGGGGGGTGTTGATGATATAAACGAACCTATCTATTTTACGCAAGACCAATTTACAATAGAACCGTTTCAGGAAAGATTTGACAATTTGTGTTGTGGATATGTATTTAATATAGGCGTATTAGTTCAGAACGATTTTCAAACTTGTGATATTCCTGTTAATGCTAGAGGTGCAGGTTACTAATGCTAAAATTTAAGATAGGAAGACTAATAGTTCACATAGGGTGGAAGAAATTTAAAATAACAATAAAAATATAAAAATTAATATGGCAAACTTAATCACAACGATCTCAGAAGGAGTTACCTTAAATGGCTCAGTAAGAGGAACAACAAACACAATTACAACTACAGGTATAGTAGATGTATTTGAAAGAATACTAACTTGTACTCATTCACAGACTACAACAGTAGCAGTATTTAATTCAACTCCTTATGGAGCTGATGGTGCTTTAGATGTAGAGAACTGTAAGTACTTGAGAATAACTAACTTGAGTGCAGACCAAGATATGAAAGTAGCTTTTGTAACAGCAGCTACAAACTATCAAGTAACTGTAAGAGCAGGAGGTTCTCATCTATTATTTCAAGCAGAAGAAGTAATGATTGCTGAAGCAGACACTACTCCTAACTTTCCTACATTAGAGGATTTAGTTACTGTAGAGGTTAGACCTTCAGCATCAACTGATGTTCAAGTAGAAGTCTTTGCAGGGTTAGTATAATGAAATTAGACGCTCTTAAAAGATATCTTGATAGCTTTGGAAGGCAAGTAGTAAATCAAGCAAAAGAAAACTTAGCTTCAGCTGATAAGGGCGGAGCATTAGAAAAGTCTATTAGTTTTTTTGCTACAGCTCAAAAGGGTTTAGTAACTATAAAATTCAAGATGGACTCTTATGGTAAGTTTGTAGATAAGGGCGTTTCAGGAACAGAAAAAGAAAGAAAGTATACAGATTATAAGGGCAAGACTCTTGTAAGTCCTTTTCGTTATACAAAAGCTAAAGGACATTCACAGCCACCTACTAAGGCACTTGATAAATGGGTAGTAAAAAAAGGAATAGCTCCAAGAGATGAAAAGGGAAAGTTTATGTCAAGAAAAAGCATAAAGTTTTTAATTGCTAGAAGTATTGGTAAGAAAGGAATACAAGGAATAAGTTTCTTCCAAAGACCTTTAATGTTAGGAATGCAACAATTTAGAGGTAAGTTCCTAGAAGGAATTAAAGAAGATATAATAGATAGTTTGAAAGACCAAAAAATAATTAGCTAGAAAAATAAATTATGCCAAATATAATAGAACAAAAACCCAAATATAATGTACTTCCTGTAGGTCAAGATATAATATTTGCAGTTTCAAATGCAACTATAGTAGCAACTCAATTAAAAGTAAAGTTTGTAGCACAGGTTCGTATAAGCTCAGGACAACCACCTACAGCAAGTGATTTGGTAGCAACATTTAAGACTACACCTAATAATAAAGGGGTTGGAATGTTTGACTTCAGTAATGTTGTAGAAAATTATGTTAAAGCAGATAATATGGCTTTTGATACTGCTAAATATAAAGACGAACTTGCTAGTGATGTGCCATTTCCTATTCATTTGATTGATAACTACTCTAGGAATTTTAATACTGTTAGGTATCTAGCAATACGATTTCAGATTGAATACTTAGGAGCAGATACTGACTACCCTAATGTTGTTAGTAACGCTTCAGGTAATTCAGTAAATACAGACGATTTCCTGTTGTTTAATGGGTACTTAAAAGAAACAGATGCATTAGAATATGGTGGAGGTGCAAATCAGAACTTTGGGTGGGATTGGAGAGATGATTTTTTGCTAGATGTTGCAACTCAAAGATTTTTAACAAATGCTCCTTTTGTCCAATCAGCTAACTTAGAAGATTATGGAACAATGGCTTTTATACAACCTCAAATACAAGATGTACTTGATGAAATAACTAGTGTAATATTCATTTTTAAAAATAGTATTGGTAGTATTATAGGTGGTGATAGTATAGATTTAACTTCCTCTAATGGTGCTTATAATACTTATGACGGTAAAGCTAATAAGCAAATATTGTTTGTTGGTTGTTTCCCTGCTAATTTACAAAATTGGAGTACAACTTTTCAAAATTTAATTTCAGCAGGAACTATACAGGGTGGTAAAATTCACCTTTATGCTTCAAATAGTGGTAGTCAAATGACAAAGACTTACACAATTGATATAAATTGTCCTGATAGTAAAGGATTTGAACCTATCAGACTTTGTTGGTTAAATCAATATGGTGCTTGGGATTACTTTACATTCAATAAGAAATCTACAAGAAGCATATCAACAAAAGGTTCTACATACAATCAATTAGCAGGAACTTGGAATGGAAGCACTTACAGATCTGATGGCTATAAAGGAGGTAAAAAATCTTTCAGAGTTAATGCTACTGAGAAAATTAAAATGAACACTGACTTTGTAAGTGCAGATTATAATACAATGTTTGAAGAATTAATAAACAGTCCTGAAGTTTATATCTTAGATGGCTTCCAAACGGACAATCCAAACGCTTTATTAAATACTTACGTAACACCTGCAAGACTTACGACTTCAAGTTTTACAAGAAAGACAGTAGCTAATGACAAGTTAATTCAGTATTCATTTGAAGTAGAAAAGAGTAAAACACTAAGAACACAATCAGTATAATGAGTGTACAATTAATATTATACCCACAAAGCTATAATGGTCAATACAATTCAATAGCTTCATTTGCAAATGAGTTTGTTGTAGATGGTTTTAACTTTACTCAAATAAACACTTCAAGTAGTTACGATAGTGCTTCAGGGGGTGTTATAATAGATACTTTGACTAACGCACCCCCTTCGTATTTTAATACTTGGTATCGTTTTAGAAGTACATCAGCAGGAACTCCTGACTTACCTATAGAAACTTCAGGAAATTTGGTATTAGAGTCCGCAATTGGAGGTTCATTAAGTGGAGTGTATCAAAGGCTTTCTAACTTAGTTGTAGGAACGACTTATGAAATGGTGATAGATTTAGACCAAACATCAGCAGCAGGGAACGTATTTACAGGTGCTTTTAATGGCACTAGTCTGATTTCACAACCGTGGCACTCAGCATCAGATCCTCAGATTATTTTTACTTGGACAGCTGCAACTACAAATGATACAATCATTATAAGTTATCTCAACTATGTTAATGACACTATCAGTATAAGTAAAATAAGTGTTTCAGAACAAGGGGTAACACCAACACTAATTTACACAGACTTAGAAGACGGGCAAGTAATTTGCGATTTATATGAAGATGAAGATATACCTTTAACATTAAGTGTTGATGACTTTAAAAATGTAGCTGAGAAAGTACAGTCATACTCAAAAGCTTTTAATTTACCTGCTACAAAAAGAAACAATCTAATATTTGATAATATATTTGAAATAACAAGAACAGATACAGGTCTTAATTTTAATCCTTACGTAAAGACACAATGCGTTTTAAAGCAAGATGGTTTTTTATTATTTGAAGGTTATCTTAGACTTATAGATATATCAGACAAAGAAGGCGAAATAAGCTACAATGTAAATCTTTATTCTGAGGTAGTAGCATTAAAAGATGTTCTTGATACTAAGACTTTAGCAGACGTTTCTTTTGTTGAATTAGAAATGGACTACACTAAAACAAATATAACAAGGAGTTGGAATAATGGAGGAACAGGACCTACATTTCTTAACGCTAATGCTTCAGGGTTCAGAGATGATAATAACACTATAAAATTCCCTTTTGTAGATTGGTCGCATAATTACACAGCAGACGCTTCCACAGGATTTCCTATATTGCCTAATTTGGAAAGCTCCTTTAGACCTTTTATAAATATTAAGTATTTAATTGACAGAATATTTGATGAAAGCCCTTTTACTTATGAAAGTGATTTTTTTAATACATCTATTGCTACAGGTGGTAGTTTTGATTTTGACAAGCTTTATATGGATTTCAATTGGGGTGGAGATGAAAACCCTAATTCTATTAATACTTCAGCTTCAGGTCTGTTTGAGACTTCAGGACCTGATACTTTGGTTACTACAACTTACACAAATGTACCCTTAACTACTAACTCATTTTCCGCAGATTTTGGCTATAATGATGGTACTTATGTATTTACTAGCCCTGCAGGGCAATCAAATGCCAACTATGAATTTTATGGATGGGTTAATACATTTTCTTCAGTTGATAATATATTAGAATTTAGATGGTTATACACACCTTCAGGTGGAACTCCTGTGCCACTAGCTTACCAATCACAAGATGCATTTGGTACTGCTGTATTGACTACAGCTATTGTTGGTTACCCCCACGGGAATGTTTTTGGTATGGGTGTAAGTTATGGTGGTTATTATAATACAGCTCCTACTATTACACTTAATGGAAATGGTACAGGGTTTACGTGTATAGCAAACGGAACTTTTCCCGGACCTATTACTTCAGTTACAATTACTAACCAAGGTAGTGGTTATTATTTTTCCCCTGATATTTTAATTAACGGAGATAATCAAAATCTTGGTAGAAATGGTTATCATAGTGGAACTCTTAATCAAACAATGAACGCAGGAGATAAATTAGAATTACAATGGAGAAGTAATATTGCAGGTTCAGCTAAAATAAATAACTATCCTTGGGCAGGTAATGGAGTAGGAGCTCCTTTTCCTGTAATGATTAATATGTCTATAAATATGCAGGGGGCTATTAAAAACGCTATTTTACAAAGTTTACGAGGAGAATTAACGCAATGGGATTTCCTAAAAGGAATTATAACAATGTTTAACCTAGTTTCAATTCCTGATAAAGATAACCCTAATAATATTTTATTTGAACCTTATGCAGATGTTTTTATTAATAATACAGCAAGTGGCACAACTTCAGATTTAAGTTTAGCTTCAAGAGGTATCGCACACGATTGGACGGACAAGATAGACGTTACAGAAATAAAACTTAAACCCCTGACAGACTTAAATAAAGAAACAATTTTTAAGTTTGTAGAAGATGATGATGATTATGCTTTTAATCAATATAAAACTTCAGTAAGTGGTCATTTATACGGAAGTAAAGAGTTTGATGCTTCAACTTTTACAATATTAACAGGAAAAGATGAAATAGTTGCAGAACCTTTTGCAGCTACAGTACCTAAACCTTTAATGTCGCAATTCCCTGATTTAATTACTCCTGCTATCTATTCTTATAATGCTGATGACCAAACTAGTGAAGGTTTTGAAAACGCACCTAGAATAATGTATGATAACGGAATAAAAACGCTTTCAAGTTGTACTTATTATATTCCTGCACAAAATGGAGTGGGTAATGGAATAAAAGATGAATATTTACAATTTACCCACTTATCAGAAGTGCCAAGTGTTTCATCTTCAACAGTAGATTTTAATTTTGGAGAATGTCAATATATGCCGGGACTTGGGAATACAGCTATGAATAACCTTTTTAATACATATTGGTCGCCTTATTATTATGAGCTATACAATCCTGATACTAGAATAATGACTTTAAAAGTAAATCTAAGTCCTGCTGACATCAACACATTCAATTTCTTTGATACGGTAATGATAAAGAACAGAGAATTTAGAGTGAATAAAATAGAATACAAACCTAACGACTTAGCAATAGTTGAATTTATACTTATACCATAATGCCTAGACTTACAACAATACCTTTTAGAAATGGCTTTGACTTAGCTCCTTATGAAATAGATGCTACAGGGATTGTAACATTTACTGATGGTACTAATGAAAATATAACACCTAATCAACTACAATGTGAAGGTTACGGATATACTTACGATAGAGCTGAAGGAGTTTGTAGGGCACAGTCTTTTACAATGGGATTAGATAGTGCTAATGTAAGTAATACTGCAAAGGGAAATGGAAACACATTTGAATTAGGAACAGACAATAGTACAGTAATAGGAGAAAACAATACAGTAAGAGGTTTATCAAGAAACAACATTATAGTAGGAAATCAAAATGAGATTGCTAATAGTGTAAACAATGCTTTTGTTTATGGCACTTTAGGAGAAGCTACAGCTAATAACTCAATAGTGTTAGGGGGTAATGCTCCAACAGATAATTTATCTGAAAGGCAATCTATTCATTTAATGTATGGAACACAAACAACAGCAGGGGGTACAGTAGATAGTTACTTAAATAATATATCAGGTAATTACTTTACTATTCCTGATAATACTGCTATGTATTTCCACGCTGATGTATTAGCTGTAAGAGTTGGTGGTTCAGGTACAGGATCAGCAGGTGATTTTGCAAGTTGGGTTGAAAGAGGAGTAGTAATAAATAAATCAGGAACGCTAAGTATAGAAAGAGAAAGAGACGCTATTAAAAGTTCAGGTACAGCAAGTGCTTGGCGACCTACAGCAACAGTTGATGGAACTAACTTTATTATAGATGTTAGAGGAGCAACAGATGTAACAATAGAATGGGCTAGTAATATAAGATTTACACAAATTAAAACAGGAGTAGCACTTTAAAAATAAAATTATGGCACAAGGAGAAGAAGAAATTGTATTAAATGTAAAGTCAGATATTGGTAAAGTAGTAGAACAAACTGAAAAACTTGAAGGAGCTGCTAAAAAAGGTCAGAAAGGTTTTAAAGGAATTGGAACAGCTATTAAAGGTGTAGGTTCAGCATTAAAAGCAGCAGGGATAGGTCTTGTTGTTGCTTTATTAGTAAAACTAATGGATGTCTTTAGAAACAACCAAAAAGTTTTAGACGCTTTTGAAACAGGAATGACGGCTTTAAATATTGCTTTTAACGACTTGTTTAATTTTCTAAATGATAATATTGGAGCTTTTACAGGTTTCTTTAAAGATATATTTGAAAACCCACAAGAGTCTTTAAAGGCTTTTGGTGATATGATACAGAATAACCTTATAGAAAGGTTTAATAGTCTTTTAGATACTTTCGGTTATGTAGGAAGTGCTTTAACATCTTTATTTAAAGGAAATTTCGGAGAAGCAGCAGAATTTGCAAAACTAGCAGGTAAGGAAATGGTAGATGTAGCAACAGGAATAGATAATTCATTTGATAAAACAGTTGATATAGTTACTGATGCAGCTGACGCAATTGTTGATTATTCTAAAAAAGTCTTAGACAATGCAGCAGCAATAACAGAAACTCAGAAAGCAGCAAACAGAGCAGCAGTAGAGTTTGCTAAGTTAAACGCTCAGTACTTAAAAGATGCTGAGATACAAAGACAAATAAGAGATGATGAAACTAAGACTTTTGCAGAAAGAATAGAAGCTAATAATAAGTTAAATGAAATACTTGCAGAACAGCAAGAACTTCAAAGAGAGCAAGTTCAAATAGGTATAGAAGCAGCACAGCAACAGTATAATATAAACGCAAGTGAAGAAAACTATATAGCATTACAAGAAGAAAAAATAAGAATGCTTGAACTTGAAGAAACTATTACAGGGCAGTTATCAGAACAAAAGACTAATGCAGTAGCTTTAGAAAAAGAACTTTTAGAAACTCAAAATGAAGTAAGAGCAGAAGGACTTTCAGGTCTACAAAGGGAATTAGAAGAACTTAAAACTGCTTATGAGTTAAAGAAAGAGATGGCTAGGAAGTCAGGAATGGACACTACAGCTATTACTAAGCAATATGAAAAGCAAAAGGCTTTAGTTGTTAAAGCTACTGTAGATGACCAAATAGAAGCGTATGGAAATCTTGCTTCTGCGTTAATAGGGTTGGCAGGTGAGAATAAAGAGTTAGCTATAGCTTCAGCTGTTATTGACACTTTTGTTGGAGCAAATAAAGCAATGTCATCAGCACCTCCACCATTAAACTTTATAGCAGCAGCAGCAGTAATTGCTACAGGTCTAGCAAATGTAAATACAATTATGCAAACAGATGTAGGAGGAGGAGGAGGAGGAGGAGGAGGAGGAGGAATGTCAGCACCTGCACCACCTGCACCACAAATGATGTCAGGAGCTTTTGATATATCAGGAGGAGTAGAACCTGAACCAACTAAAGCTTATGTAGTTACAGATGAAATGACAAATAGTCAAAACCAATTAGCCAATATTAGAAGAAGGGCTACAATCTAAAATCAAATATATTAACTATATATCTATTATATACCAAACAGAATAATATGCCTTGCACAAAATGTGAAAACGGAAAATATAAATGGGGTAAAACAGGAGAATGTAAATACGACTCCAAAGAAGCCTGTGAAAAAGCTAATAAAAAAAACTATAATAAAATGAGACCAACACCATTAGGAAAGACTTACGAGCAATACGAAAAAGAATTAAAGGAATATAACTTGAGTAAAGTTGAAAGAGTTGAATTGGGTGCTATTGATGATTTTAAAAAACTATTTGAAAAGTCATTAGATAATTGGGAAGGAACTTCTAGCTCTTTAATAAAAGCTATGTCTAAAACTCAGCAAGATTATAAGACGCAAAAAGGAAAATGGGAGCAGGTAATTAAAATGGGTGAAAGTATAGAAAAAGATGCTAAAGATTTAGGTGTAGAAATACCTAAAACAGATTTAGGAAATAAATTACTATCTGCAAAAGATTTTATAAAAGAAAGTCAAAAAATAAATCAAGCTATTGAGAAACTTTATAATATATTTTAATAAATAATATGACACCAACTAAAATAGTAGAATTAGTAATTGCAGACGATAGTCAAGAACTAGCTATTGATGCTATCAGTTTAGTAACTTCACCTGCGATTGAACAAGACTTTGTTTACTTTGGGAAAGAAAAGAATAACTTAACATTTGCAAAAGTAGATGAGGAGAAAAGAATGCTAGTTAGTCCTGCACTTATTCCGAACAAACAAATATTCAGACACGACCCAAATACGGATAGTGATTACTATGTTTACTTTAGTCCTGATACAGTTAGGAAAGCTTCTGAATTATACTTGAAACATAACAATCACCATAAAGCTACATACCAACATCAAGATAGAGTTTCAGGAATACTTACAGTTGAAAGTTGGATTATAGAAGATACTAAGTTAGACAAGTCTACACTTTACGGATATTCACTTCCTGTGGGAACTTGGATGGTTAAGCTATCTATTTCAAATGATGAAATTTGGTCTAAGATAAAAGAAGGAGAATTAAAAGGTCTTTCAATTGAAGGCTACTTTACTAATAAATTTGAACAAATGAATAAAAAACAACCAACTACAGAACAAATACTAAGTGCTTTTAATGAATTAGTAAGGGAAGGTAAAATTACTACAATGAGCAAAGCTAATAGAATTGAACTAGGACTAACTGATGATGTAGAAAAACTTATACAACAGGCTAAAGATTTAATTCCTGATTTAACAAGAGATGTCAAAGCTATTAAGGGTTATGAAAAAGATGAATTAAAAGCGTATAAAGAAGTTGATAAGAAGAATGCTGCTTATGAAAAGGCTGAGGGAAAATACTTTGACCTTCAAAATAAACTTGAAAAGGCACAAGATGCCTATGATACAGCAGAAAGAGAAGCAAATGACGCAATATTTTATCGTGATAATACTTTGAAGAGCATAGATGAACTTGAAACAAGGTTAGATAAGAACAGAGGTAATGCTTCAAAATTAAAAACTAGTTTAGAAAAGAAAACAGATAAGTTAGAAAAAGCTGCAAAAGACTTAGATGTTAAAATACCTGCAACTACAGAAGCTGCTAAAATCTTAAAGAAATTAATATCATTATTGTAAAAATCAAACAAATAAATAACTATTCTATTATATAACAGAACTTAAAAATTAAACTATGGATTTAAAGACGCAAATTTTAGTAGCACTTGGACTTGACAAAGAAGCAACAATCAAATTAGAGTGGCAAGCAAAATCAGAAGATGGAACTATTTTCGTTTCAACTGCTGAGGAATTAGAAGCAGGAGTAGACATCTCAGTATTAACTGAAGATGGTACTACAATTTTATTACCAATCGGAACTTACAAGACTGACACAGGAGTTACTTTTAGAGTTGAAGAAGAAGGTATTGTTGCTGAAGTTATGGAAACTGAAACTGAAGAAGTAGTTGAAGAAGAAGTTGAAGCTTCAGAAGAACTAGCTGAAGAAGAAGAAGATAAAAAAGACTATGAAGAAGAAGCTGATGTAGCTGATTGGAAAGGTATGGAGAAAAGAATTGAAAACTTAGAAATCGCTGTAGCTAAACTTAAAGAAGGAAAAGTTGGAGGTGATGATGAAGTCGAAGAAATGTCTGAAGAAACTGAAGAAAGAGGAACAACTCCTAAGTCTATAAAAACTACAGAAGTAGTTGAATTCTCAGCAGAAGATGAATTAACTAAGTTAAGAGCTGAAAACGAAAAACTTAAAACTGAGTTAGCAGCACAACCTGCTTCAGCTCCTTTAGATACTAATAAATTCAGTTCAGACAGAAAACCTGTTTCAAGAGCAGAATACAACAAAATGACAAGAAGAGAGAAATTCTTACACGATTTAAATAAATAATATTAATTAAAAAAAAACAAAAAAATGGCGTTTACTACAACATCAAACTTTGCAGGAAAAGCAGCAGGATTTTACATCTCAGCAGCTTTAAAAGCATCAAACTCGTTAGATTATCTAACAATGATAGAAAATATCAAATTTAAAAGTAACATACAGGCAATGAATAATACTGTCAGTTCAGTGGCAGATGCTACGTGCGACTTTACTTCTGCAGGAACTCTTGCGCTTACAGAAAAGGTCTTAGAACCTAAGAACCTACAAGTTAATCTTGAATTATGCAAGAAAACTTTACTTGACTCTTGGGAAGCATTACAAATGAGAGCAGGAGCAGGAGCACCACCACCTGCATCTTTTGATGACTATGTTATCTCTTATATGGGAGAAATTATAGCAGAAGCAACAGAAAATTCAATTTGGAGTGGAACTGCTGTAGCAGGGAAATTCAATGGTTTCTTAGGAGCAGGTACAGGGCTTTTATTACCGGGAGTTGATGCAACAGTTGTTCAAGATGCAGCAGCAGGAGCTTATACAGCAGCTACAATTATTGCAGAATTACAAGGAGCAGTTGCTTCAATACCTAGTGCAGTTTTAGGAAAAGAAGACTTACATATTTATATGAGTCAAAGAACTTACCAATACTACATTTCAGCAGTATCGACTTTAGGATATGTTAATGCTTACAATATGAATGGAGATTATGTGCCAATGTTTGAAGGCTACAAAATCGCCGTTTGCAATGGAATGAACGAAAATGAATTAGTGATAGCACAAAAATCTAATTTATTTTTTGGGACTGATTTGCTAAGCGATAAAACTCGTATAGATTTAATCGATATGGCGTTTACAGGTTCTGATAATATGAGATTAGTTGCTCGTTACTCAGCAGGTGTTCAAACAGGAACAGGAGCTGATATCGTAAGACAATCATAATAAAATAAATAATACGGAAGGAGGGGGTAAAACCCTTCCTCCCTTAACCTAAAAAAATAAAATAAAATGGCTTGTACAGCACTTACAAAAGGAAGAGGGCTCGATTGCAATCGCATCTCGGGGGGCGTGAAATTTATTTATTTCGGAGTTTACGACCAATTTACAGCACCAATTGACGGAACAGGAATAGTTGAAGCTTCAGGAGAAGTTACTGATATTGAAATGGGTTCTAATGTTCTTTACAGATATGCTATGCCTTTAGGTGTAGCTTCTTTAACGGACACAATTGTTGGAAGTAGAGAAAACGGAACAATCTACTATACACCAACAGTTCAAGTATTATTTAACAGACTTACCAAAGAAGATCAAAATCAGGTTAAATTGCTAGGAGCTACAAAAGTAGTTATCTTTGCTCAATTAAACCAACAGTTAGCTAACGGACACGATGTTATCGTTTGTCTTGGTAGAGTAAACGGAATGGAATTAAATGCAGGTACTATGGATAGTGGTGCTGCTTGGGGAGATAAAAATGGTTACACTCTTACCTTCGATGGTATGGAAGCTGAACCGTTCCCAATGGTAGCAGATTACACTACAGTACCATTTGATAATGGAGCATTTACAATGGGAACAATAGTTACATCTTAGTAGTTTTCTTATATATTTCTTGATTAGGGTGGGCTTAGGCTCACCTTTTTCTTTTTATTACTAACTGAATACAAATAAATTCAGCTTATTTCTATTATATAACAGACAAACTAACTATGATACAAGCAATAACAGAAACAGAAATTAAGATATATGTACAAACTGAGGATAATCGTATCAATACTTCTGTTGCTTCTACTCAAATAAGGCACTTAGTAAAATTCACTAATGACTTAGATAAGTCTGTTTATTATGCTTATGGTAATACTGAGCTTATAAAAGACAGGTTTACTAATATTAATATTTCTTACGGAACTACACCTAATATTTATACAGGCGTTATTAAGTTATTTCCTGCGGGATATTATAAGTACGAAATTTACGAGGTTAGTTGGATAGGAACAGTAACAGTCTCGTCAGGTAATGCACCTGCAACTGAAGATGATGTTTTAAGTCCTGTAGCTAACGATAAAGGAGTAGTACAAGGACTTGTAACTAAAGGTAAAATGAACCTATCTGAAAAAGACGGAACGCAGCAAGTTCAATACACACAAAGAGAAGCACCGACAGAAACAAATTACATATATTACGGACAATAAAATAAAATAAAATGATAGAAAATGTACAACAATTATTAACTGAGCAACTAGGAAAAAATGGTAGCACAGAAGTGTTCACTACAGCAGCTCAAACTTCAAAAGATTGGTATTGTATTTACTTCCCTGTTGAAAGCGTAGTAGCTTCAATAGCAGCAGCAGATGCAACAGGAGAAACTGCTTTACAAACGACATTACCTGCGGGAACAACTTTGTTTATGAATGTAACTGCAATTACTTTGACTAGTGGAATTGGTATAGGTTATCACGAGGGAGTAACTACATAAGATATGGTACAAAAACTAGGATTAGCTTTAAGTTTACCAACTATCAAACAAGTTGGGGGTGCTTGGCAACCTTCTAATGAAAGAAATTTAGAAGCGTGGTATAAATATCAAACAGGAATTACTTTAAATGGTTCTGATGTTTCTGCTTGGGCTGATAGTTCTTCTAATAGTTTTGATATGGTACAAGCTACAGAAAGTGAACAACCTTCGTATAATTCAGGAGATATTGATTTTGATGCTTCTGCTTCTCAAAGTTTAAGTACTGCTTCAGATATAATTTTCTCAGGTGTATTTACTATAGGAATAAAGCTCTTTCCTTCAGCATCAAATGCAGTGGTCTTAGGTGATAACACTTCAGGACAAAACGAATTTTTTAAAATTACATCAACGAATAATTTAAGATTTAAAACAGATGGCTCACAAGTAGATATGGGGTTAGATAGTGGTAGTTTTCTAGCAGATAATTATTTAGTTATTACAAGAAATTCATCTGACTTAGTTACACTTTATTTTAATGGAGTAGCACAAGCTGATACTGAAACATTAGCAGGAACAGTAAATATGGACTCAATAGGAGTAAGAGCAGTAAACGTAAATCATTATGATGGAACTATTAGCGAAATACAAATGTATGATACAGAAAGCACAGCACTTACAGCTGATGTAAATACTTATTTATCAAACTTATAAATATGAAAGACTCAATATTAAGCATTAATTTAGAAACTTCAACTGCACCAATTGTACAGGAAGTAAGAGGAAGGGACTACATAGAGTACGGCACAGAGGATTGGAAAAACCTCTACCCTCAGTTCTTA